TTTGAATTCTGAATCATAAGTGCGACGTTTTGGGCTACTCATCCATATCTCCTTCGTAGGCAGGATAGTAGCTTAACTCTGTGTCCACAACTTTGTAGCAGGATCACCCCATTCGACGGGCTTTGTCACCTCGTCCTCAAGGTCTTCGATGGTGATGATGCCGTCAGGACGAAACGTCTTCGCTCCCCACAAGGAGTCGATGAGTTCCTTTGTTTTGCCAGCCACGAGACATTCGTTGGCGTCTTTGAGCGGAAGTCGGGCGATCTTGGCCTTGCCGGGAGTCAGAAGCACAGCGCACTTTCGAGCTGCTTCCTGTCCCGGTTCGTCCATGTCGAAGGCGAAGATCACCGTCTCGAATCCTTCGATCCATTCGAGTGACTTCTTGATTGCCTTCGGTGCTGAGGAAGCTCCCGTCTGGATTGAGACGACAGGCCAGCGGTTGCCCTGAATCTGCGAGATGGACATGGCGTCAATCTCACCTTCAGTGATGACCAGCATCTTGCCGCTGTCACGCCACACGTTCTGACCGAACAGCAAGGCGTCCTTGTATTCGCCAGTCCAGATGAAATCCTTGTTCGGGTAGCGTATGTGCTGTGCGACAAGGCGTCCTTCCCAGTCATGGTAGGGCGCGATCTGGACAGTCTTTCCCTTGTACTTGCCTACTGTGTAGCCGAACTTCCGGCATGTCTCTTCGGTGAGCTTTCGTTTCTTGAGTGCGCGGTACTCTCCTCCTTCGATGAGGTTCGCAGCCATTTTGCTTCTCCGATGGTTATGTGCGGTGGAGCCTGTCTTTGAGCTGTTCCCATCTGGATGCTCGTAGTAACCGCACTTGTGGCAGTAGCCGTGTCCGTCGGTGTATCTTGCGAGGTTGTCGCCTGAACGATCCTCACCTTTCGACTGACAGGCAGGACACGGTTCGTGGTGAGTGAACTCGCTGTCACTCTCCTCGTGGAGCCGCCGACCTTTAGAGCGTCGGGACATACTCGCCACCTCTCCAGTCAACTTTCCTTCGGAGGATCAGGCTGCGCTTTGCCCAGTTGTCGAGGTAGTATTCGCCGTACTTGGAACCGTCTGCTCCTTCGACCATGCGCATCTTGATGTCGATGCCCTTGTCACGAAGCTCGGTGATACGTGCCGTCAGGTTCATGATCCGCAGGTGGAACATGGCGGTGACGCGGGTAAGAGGTCCGTTGTTCATGAGGTGCTTCAGAATCTTTTCGTTCTGAGTCATTTGCTGTTCTCCTTCTCGTTTGTCGTGAGTGCTTAGAAGCTGGAAAACAGAAGGCCGGACGCTCCTCGTTAGAGAGAAGACATCCGGCCTTGTTTCCGTTGTGTTTGCGGACTGTTAATGGAAGGTGTCGTGGTACCACGCGGTGACATCGAAACAGGGACACTCCTTGTGAGAGTTGACTTCCCGATGTCCGATGATCCTTGCGGCAGGGAACTGCTCTGAGAGTTCTTCCACAAGGGTTGCCAGAGACTGCCACTGTTCCTTGGTGAAGTTGCAGTCTGCCTTGCCATCTTCTGCCAGCCCTCCGACTAAGCAGACACCGACGCTGTTTGCGTTGTAGCCCTTTGCGTGTGCTCCGGGTTCCATAAGTTCACGCCCCTTCTCGACAGTGCCGTCACGCTTGATCACAAAGTGGTAGCCGATCTTCAGCCAACCACGTGCGCGGTGCCAGCGGTCGATAGTCTTGGCGTTGATGTCTTGGGAGGGCTTTGTGGCAGAGCAATGGACGATGATGAGGTCAGTCTTAGCTCTTGCCATCTAACCATGCCTCCAATGCTTTCTTCTGTTTTGCTTTGGGTTTGTGCTTCAGCCACTCTTCAGGGATGCGGCCTTTTGCGTATGGGAAGCCGTGCCGCTCACACCACATGGCGTAAGTGGTCTTGGACTTCTTTCCGATGAGGGTGTTGGGATTTGAGAAGACCATGCGGATGTCGAGGTCAGGGTATTGCTCCTTGACCAGCCGCATTTTCTTTCGGTCGGCAGAGGTGAACTCGCCTTTTGCTTCGATGATGATCGCTTGTTTGCGAAGGATGAAGTCAGGGGTGTAGTGAGTGCGGTGTACGTAGTACAGACGCTTCGGTTCATAGAGGAACGATGCTTTACGTCCCTTCAAATCCTTGGCGATCTCCGCTTCCAGACCACTACGGTATCCGGTTTCCTTCCTGACTTTGTTGAATGCGGACCAACGGTTACTCCATGCCACTAGAAGTCTTCTTCCCCGTCGTCTTCTTCACCCGCATCGTCGTCATCGTCAGCTTCGTAGCCTTCATCTTCATCCTCGAAGTCGCTGGCGGGATCGACTTCAGCTACGTTGAAGCCGTCCTCTTCTTCCTCGAAGCCGTAGGAGGCAGCGGAACGCTGTCCACCGTTGACCAGTTCGATGATCTGTACGGCATTGAGGTACAGGGTAATACCAGCCATGCCCGTGGCGTTGACGAAGTAGGGACCGACATCGAAGGCAATGCGCATGGTGGTGCCACTCCAGATTTGAACCTTGCTCAGGTTCACGGCCTTGCGCTTGGAGTCGAAGACAGGAACCTTGCGTTCCCACTTCTTGCCAGTCTTCTTGGATATACCGGACGCGGCGGTCTTGAAGTTGAAGATGAACCGTCCGGTTTCATTTTCCTCCTCGTCGTACTCAGCTTCGTAGAAGTCGTTGACGGACACCTGCTTCAGCTTTTTCTTCTGTGCAGGCTTCAGCTTCTTGAACTCCTTCTCAGCCTCCTTGATTGCCTCTTCATGGAGAGGACGGAGCTTTTCAATCAGCTTCTGCGCATCCTCTTCTTCGAGGATCAGCTTCACGCTGTATTCGCCGTGGTCTTTGAACTTGGTGTCCGGTTCGTTCAGGCGGGGATACAGAGCTTCGCCGACAGGAGTGGTGAACGAGGGTTTCTTATTCTTCTTTGCAGCCATGAGATTATCTCCTTGGTGTATAGTTTTAGGCAAAAGAAAAGCGGTCCTCGATTGCCGACACGTCGATGCCAGCCTCAAGGAGCCGCGCTGTAAGGTCCGTAGGGACGGGGTTTTCTTTCTTGATGAGTTCAATCGCTAGGGAAACGAGTCTCCCTACATTCTCGCCATCGAAGGAATCTCCTTCATAAGCCCTTCGGAGTAGAGCTTCTTCATGTTCTGACACACGCGCCTCCGTATATCTGCTTTGACAGTGGAACAAACGACCTCAACAACCTGCGTTACCGGGTTGCCGTCAGGTCCAAGACGCAGCGGCTGGACAGGCACACGCAGACGCTTCACTTTCTGAAAGTGGCGTTCGTACACACGGTCGTTGTGAGGTTCAGAGCCATAGGCAAACTTGCGTATTCCCCTTGCTTTGCGTCCGTTCATTGATCTTCCTCCTAGAGTTCGTTCTTGAGGTACGCTTCGACGGCCTTGAACTCAGGACGGCGACCGTCAGCGTGATTCATGATGTTGTTAGTTATGGTCATGGCGTCACTGAGTGGGACGTTGTAGCGTTCGGACAGGAGCTTGAAGGCTGCGCAGATGGCTGCGACCTGCACTCCCTTGTTGTGCTTCTGCAAAGTGTCAATCACGCTCATGGCAGCGACTGCGGTTTCATGGACATCTGCGTTGCCAAGCTGGTCACGGTTGAATCCGGGGATCATTAGAGTACCTCCATGATGAGATCAGTGATGAGAGCGGGTTCCTCAGTCAGTGAGTTGAGAGCTTCCTCGTCGCTGCACATGGCGCGTACTTCTTCAGCCACATTGGAGAAGTTGACGAGGTATGAAGTGTCGTCTTCGTCCCCTGCCCAACGGATGCTGATCTTGCTGAGGTCAGTTTCACCGACCAGCTCAACAAGCCCAGTGGTCTTGGTCCGAGTGTTGATGTGAAGCAGGAATCCGCAGGTGAACGCAGCGAGGCGTTTGTCAGGGACAGTGATGACGGAGGTCGCTCCTAAAGAGGCACCTGCATAGGCTTTGACGGCATTCTCCATCACACGGTCTGCTGCGATCAGGGCGAAGAGTTTGTGGGTGTTGTTCATCTTTGTTCTCCTTGTGAGTTGGTTGAGGTTTGCTTGGTTCACTAGTGCAACCTAATTGGCAGCACCGGATGGCGTTTGCTTGGCTCACTAGTGCAACCTAATTAAAAAAGCTGGAAGGACAGGCAGTTGCAGCCCGTCCAACCAGCTTGGCAGCGTCGCGACATTCGCGAAGGTGGATAGTTTATGCGAAAAAGAAATCCGACTCCAATACCAAGTTGATGTCGAGATCACCAACAGGAGGAAGCGGAGGGAGTTTCTTTTGCTTGTCTTCAGATACCAAGTCAGAGATAGCCTGCCGGAACTCTCCAAGCACATCATGATCTCTGAACATCTCGACGAATACACGACGGAGGCACTTTGCCATTATCGCTGCATCTTGTGCAGGTACTCCATAAGAATCATGGACCATTGCAAACTCGCAGACGCCTTCCTTCAAGGCTGCGTGAATGCTGAGTTGGAGCGCGGAAGCGTCGAGAGAGTGGACGAAGTTCGGACTGATACCAGACGCCTGACGATGTTTTGCGATTTTGTCTGAATCTTCGTTCAAAGTGAGGTACATGATGCTGTCACCAAGTTTAGTCTTGATTCGACGTGCGTTTTGATCTGGATACGCTTGCAGAACAGGCATTCCGGCAGGAGTGCGCCAAGTCACAGGGAGTTCTTCAGACGCGGCTATCCGTGCCAATTTCTGAAGAAACGCCATTGCGTCACGCGCAGCGATCACAGTCTCGCCGATAGCATCCCAAATCAAGCGGGAAAGGAACACGGAAGGAGTAAACGTGTCCTCACCCCAAGGGTTCTCTGCACCGCCAGCGATGCGGTCCTTGAGGTATTCTTCAGTGTATTCACGACACGACTGTTGCGTACCGCCATAAGGAAGAACCATGACCTGTCGTTTGGTAGCCTTGCGATCAAGACCGAGTTCGAGCCATTTACGTGCCATGTCCTTTTCGTCGTAGTAAGGCACTTCCTTGGTCTGTCCTTTGGTGTCTTTAACCACCCTCGCAACAATTTCACCTGTGCATACCAGTTCGCGCAACTTTCCTGTCACTTTATCTGCAACCACCTGATAGATGTCTGCTGGTTTACCGTCTGCGGACGGGATCAGGTTGGTAGCAGCTCCTCCGATTTTGTCTCTGAGCATGAGTGAGAATATCTGGAGGCCGTTGCATGAACCATCCATATGGACAGGCAGCGTGGAAATGAAGCCATAGCCTTCACGCTTGAACGCTTCCCATTCAAAACAAAACGCAAGGAATTGCCACGGCTTGTCGGCTTCCTTCGCCCACCACAGAAAACCGAGCGGATCATTAGCGACACGAAGGATGTCCTCTTCATTGTCTTTTACCCATTGAAAGCGATCTTCAAGAGAGCATTTGTCATGTCCGAAGGTATTAGCTCCGTGGATGGCAAGCCATTTTGCTCCTTCTTGATTAGTGATTGGCTTGCCCTTTCCGAAGGTCAACAGTCCTTTGGCATAGTCCGGCCCCTGCGGGTTGAGGAACATTGTCATAGCATAGACACGCCCACGGAAATCCATTTGATACGGGAAATATATTTCCTCTTCATCTTTGAATTTATCCGCAATGGTAAGTGTTTTCACAAGTTGAAGACGCTGAGATGTCATCTTAGCGTTCTGTTCGTGTACGTTTCTTGCCAGATGCTTCCAGTTATTATGCGTCTCCTTGTCATGCTCGAAACAGATGTGGTTTCTGGCCTCCTCAATAGGAGCACCGCACTTAGGACAAGGAGGAAGTGGCAAGTCCTCGCGAACAGGCAGCTTGCCTATTTCCCCTCCATTTTCCCATACTTTGTCCATCACCTCGAACACCTTTGTGTTGATGCGGAAGGCAGTATTTTGCATCGCGTTTACGGCCTCATAGACAACGCTCATTTCATCGACACGGTTAGTCAGTTCTTCGATGTAAGAGGCGTGTCGAGTTTTGATAAGCGGTCGTTGCGGGATATGATTGGTGTGGTAGCCTCCGCTCATGGGACCAGTCCAAGGTTTAGGCGGGATGATACAAGGGAGGCACTCAGGGAAGAGAAGTTCCGACCGTGCGCATTTCTTTTCAATCCAATCAAGAACCTTCTTGGTGGCGGTCAGCTTATAGACGGTCGTCGAGCGGCTGCCTTTGGCTGTCTTGATGCGCTTTCCCACATTCAGGGAGACAACCTCGAAGTAACCAGTGGTCGCGATAATGATGTCGATGAGCTTCTGCCCGACGTGAAGGCGGTCTGTGTTTGTCCATCCGTCAGTTTTGATTGCATATTTATTCATGGCGTATGTCATAACGCGATGCTTGTAGCTATCATGGTTCGATTTGTTCACATGCTTCTGCATCTTTTTGAACAGTGCAGCGTTTTCTTCCTCGAACTTTGTGTAATTGATCTCGTCTTCGATCTTCGCGCCGATGGCGACGGCCACGAACTGGAGCATTGCCTCCCTTGAGATATATCGAAGAGCACACTTCAGGCTCAGGAAAGCCGTGATCCGTGGGTCAAGCTGGCGAAGATATTTCACAGCGGCATGTTTTTTCCCCGGCTTGCCGTTGTTTGCCTCTTCGAGGAAGGCTGCAATGCCTTTCGCTACAGGCTTAATAGCATGGGCGATCAACTGGTTCCCGTAGCTAGTGGAATCTTCTCTTCCACTTTCCTTGGCTTTGAGAACAGCCCTACGAAAAGAATCTTTACCTCTTCCCTGCATTTCAGCTTCAAGTTCAATCTGACGTTCCAACTTAGGATCAAACATTGTTTCCTCCGTTTGCGTTTGGTTAGGTTCACTAGTGCAACCTAATTACAAGCCACTAAAATTATTGGCTTATTCAAACGAAGGGCGCGGGTAACGGGATTTGCGAAAAAGGTAGGGAGGGGATTTGTTGCAAGAGGTTCAAAATGCGATTTGCAACAATGTTGCGTGCAACATCGTTACAGCATCGAATCCCTTGCGCAGGTGGATAGTTGCTTAGAAAAAGAAAACGCCCAGCGGGAACTGAGCGTTTTCGTGGTTTCGTGCGTTAGTTGCGATGGTGGAAAACAAAGTTCGTGGATTTTAAATCCCTTGTGTCTACCACTTCCACCACTCGGGCATGTGGCGGTTTCTCTAGTATGACATACGCTTTCCGTCAAGCTGTCCTCGCAGCCGTACGCCCGAAGCAGTCGGGCTGACCGGTGCAGGACGGGCGCAACGGGGGATGCAAGGGGAATCATTCCCCTTGCCCGCCGGAGGCGTATTTATGGTTGTTCAGTATCTGCCTCCGGCGGGCAGGGAGATGATCTCCCTGCACCCACGATGCGCGGCGTTGGCAGGCGGCAGAGAAAAGGCTCCGGCGCGACGGGCGGTGTTTGCTCTGCAAATTACGTCATGCCTTGCCGAATGCCCATCAACAATCGCCCGATGAGCTGGTCCATAAAGCATCGTTGCACGGAAGGCCACCTAAGGCCCAACGTATGCCGCAGCCGTACGCCCGAAGCAGTCGGGCTGACCGGTGCAGGGCGGGCGCAACGGGGGATGCAAGGGGAATCATTCCCCTTGCCCGCCGGAGGCGTATTTAGGGTTGCTTAGTATCTGCCTCCGGCGGGCAGGGAGATGATCTCCCTGCACCCGCAATGCGCGGCGTTGGCAGGCGGCAAAGTGTCAGCGGCAATGTAAAAATGACCCACCTCGGCAACTGAAAATTGACCCGCCTTGGAAGAACTGATGCCCTCCGTCAGGAGGCGCGATGCTTACCAAGGAAGGAGTCATGGAAATTCGAATTT